ACGCGCGAATTTTCAACGGAGCACTACATGAACCGTCGCTTGCTCGCCCGCGCACTCGCTCAACACCTGTCGCTGCCGATCATCGGCAACCTGACGCCCCCGACGGTTCTCGGCGCCCTGTACGACGGCCCGACCGGACTCGCAGCCTTCAACGCGCTGGCGAACGCCGCGTCGCCGATGACGATCCCGCTGCGCTACTCCGCGGTGACCAACGCGACGACCGCTGCGCTCACGATGACCGCGGCCAACGCGATCCAGGGGATCGTCGGCGCGTTTGTGGTGAGCTCGGGCGGCAGCGCGAACACCAACACGACCGACACCGCGAGCAACATCCTCACGCTGTTCTGGCCGAACGCGGTGATCGGCAGCGTGGCGGTGACGTGGTTCGCCAACCTCAACAGCGGCACGATGACACTCGCCGGCGGCACCGGCGTGACGATCACCGGCACGGCGACAACGCCGACGCTGGCGTTCACCGTATGGCAGGCGAGCGTGCAGAACCTCGCGGCGCCCGCGGGAACTCTCGGCAACCAGACGCTCAAGCCCGGGCAGGCATCCACCAACACGACGACCACGACCTCCGCGACGACGAACAATGCCGGGACGAACAACCCGACGTCGATCATCAACGTCGCCGCGTCGACCGGCATGACCGCCAACTCGTCGTGGCTTGGCGTGGTCAACACCGACGGCACGACGTCCTACTACCTAATCACGGCGATCAACACGCTGGCGATCACGGTGCAGGGCAACATCAACAAGAACATCGCGAACGGCGCGGCCGTCTCGGTGTTCAACGACAAGATCACCTTCACGCGCATGTTCTCGTGCGTGACGGCGACGCTGGCGGCATGATGAATCGCCTGCTGCGGCACCTGCTGCTGCCGGGAGTGTGGGCGCCTCCCGTCACGCCGGACAATACTTCTCTGGAGGGATTGCTCGGCGGGATGGCGAACACCAATCTCGGCCTGAATCATCTCGAGCAGATCACCACGGCGGGAACGAACACCACGCTGACCGGACTGCAGTGCCGACGGCTGGTGCTGTACCTCAACTCGGGCGCGAGCGCCGGCTTTACCATCACACTGCCGTCGACATCGGCCATCCTCGCGGCCTTTGGTCCGACGATCATCACCGATGGCACGCAGGGTTTCCTGCGCCTCATCGTGAACAACGGCGTCGGTCAGATCGGCACGCTCACTCCAGGTGATGCCAGCACGACGATCACCGGCACCGCCACGATCGCGACCAACACCGCGCGCCTGTTCATGTGCATGATCACGGCCCCGACGACGCTGACGTACTTCAACTGCGGGAGCCTGAGCCTGTGAGCGATCTTCTGCGCAAGTTGCTGCGCCACCTCCTGCTTTCCGTCGATGGGGAAGGCGACCCAGATCCGGCCGCCGCCGCCCCGGAACCGGATGTCGAACCGGCGCTCGAGGATGTGCTGCCTGATGCGGAGCCGACGCCCGAGCCGACGCCCGAGACGCCGCGCGAGCGCGAACTCCGCATGCGCGCCGAGAACGCCGAGGCCGATCGCGACGCGTGGCGCGGCCGCGCTTCCGCCCCGCAACAGCCACCGCAACAGCAGCGCAACGTTGATCCCGACTACGACCGCGAAGAGGCGCAACTGGCCGAGATGCGGCGCGCCGGCGCGTCGGAAGAGAACCTGCGCTGGGCGAACTGGCAGATCGGGCAGCAGCGCGAGACGCGCGCGGCGAACCGCACCGCGCAGGCCGCGATCGTGTCCTCGCGCGATGCCGCCGACTCGGCGCAGTTCACCTCGTTTCTCAGTTCCGAGAAGCGCAACATGCAGCCGTACCTGGCCGAGGTCGAGCGTCGCGTGCAGGAGAACCTGAGGCTGGGCCTCAACATTCCGCGCCGGGCGATCCTCGCCTTCGTCATCGGAGAGAAGACCTTGGAAGCCAAGCCGCAACCGAAGAAAGCCGCAACCGGCGCGAAGCCTGCAGCACCCGCCGATCGCCAGAACCAGCAGCGCGTGCGCAGCGACGTGACGGGCCGCGGCGCGCCGAAGCGCGGCAAGGGCAACTACGACCACATGAAAGACGTCATCATCTGACCCACCGGAGCAACGCATGAAACTGCTGACCACACTCCTCGGCCTGCTTGCGGCCTTCCAGTCGCACCTCACGCTCGCCGTGGTGAACACCTCGCAGCAGCCGGGGTTCCAGTCCGACGTCGTCAACTACATTCAGGAAGAGGTAGAGCCGCTGGCTCGCCGGCAGCTGGTCGCGTACCAGTTCGGCAAGCCGCTGCACCTCGACGTGAATCGTGGCGTGGTCTACACGGCGACCCGGTTCCAGCGCCTGAACCTGCCGTTCGCTCCGCTGCAGGAAGGTGTGGCTCCTGTTGGCGAGGCGGTTACGCTGACGCAGGTCACCGCGACCGCGCAGCAGTGGGGCGACTCCGTCATCGTGACCGACGTCGCGAACCTGACGATCTTCCACCCGGTGTTCCAGCAAGCGATGCAACTCGTGTCGCTGCAGATGCCCGAGACGCTCGAGCGCAACACGATGAACACGCTCATCTCGGCGAACCAGGTGAACTACGCCAATGGGCGCACCTCGCGCGCGCTGCTGGTCGCGACTGACGTGATGACGCCGCACGAGGCGAACAAGATCGCCGCGTCGCTGTACAACTACGGCGCGCCGCAGTTCAACGGCGATGAGCGCGAGGACATGATGATCGAAGCGGGCGCGTATCGCGACCCGTCGAAGTCACCGGCCGTCATGCCGCACTACGTCGCGATCATCTCGCCGTTCCCCGAGCAGGACATGCGGGAGAACGCACAGGTCAACACGGCGTGGTCGTTCAGCGACATCAACCGGCTGTACAACAACGAGCTCGGCGCGTACGGCGGCATCCGCTACGTGCGCAGCAACATGGTCCCGTACTGGGTCGGCGTCGCGCAGGTCAACGGCACCGGCTCGACGGCTGGTGGCGGCTTCGCGACCGGCACGTACTACATCGTCGTGACCGGTGCGCCGGCGCAGACGTCGGTCGAGCAGCAGATCTATCAGGTCAGCACGTCGATCTCGCTGACTGGCCCGACGGCGTCGATCAGCGTCACGCTGCCGACCCTGCCGAACTACGTGTTCAACGTGTACGTCGGAACGTCGACGTCTCCGACCAATCTCGCGCTCTCGCCGTCGGGTCCGACGACCGGACCGCTCGCCGGTCAGGCGACGCAGTTGCCATCGGCCGCGACGGTGCTGCTGACGGGTGTCGGCGCGTCGCAGACGCCGCCTGCAGCCCCGGCGACCGGCGTGTACGTGTACCCGACGTTCTTCATCGGCAACCACAGCTACGGTCAGGTGATCCTCGAGAACCCCGAGTTCTTCTACCTGACCGGCGCAGACAAGTCCGACCGCCTGAACCAGACGCGGGTCGTCTCGTGGAAGTGCTTCTATGGGTCGATCATCCTGAATCAGGCGTTCCTCGCACGGGTCGAGTCGTCCAGCGCGTTCACGCCGGGTTATTCGGCGGGCACGATGGCCGACAATAGTTAGGCGGCGGTCATAGTGCGGCACTCGGGGCGGGGCTAGTCCCCGCCCTTTTTGTTCAGACAGGAGAAAAAATGGCGCGCAAGAAAGCACCACCGAAGGTCGAGGACGGCGACGATCTCGTACCCGAGTCGTTCATCAAGATCCGCGACATCACCCAGGTGTCGCCGGAAGACGTTGCGAAACTGCTCGCGGAGAACGAGCGGCTCAAGGCCGAACTGGCCGAAGAACAGGCCGCACGCGGCGACGCCGAGCAGCGCGCGCTGCAGCAGGCCGCCGCGACGCTGGGGCAGCGCTCCGAGCAGGAGGTGCCGACCGGCAACAAGGTCGAGATCTCCATGTGCGACGGCTACAAGACCGTCGGGTACAAGGAGGACGGGCGCCCGGTGCTGAAGCCGATCTGGAAGCGCGTCGAGGTGCCGACCTACTTCTACCTGATCGACCTGCCGCCGGCAGGCGGCGAAGGCGTCTGCATCAACGGTACGTGGTACTACCACGGTACTGTCGTGGAGCTCGACCAGTACCAACTGCGCAGCATGAAGGAGATCGTGTATCGCGGCTGGGATCACGAGCGCAACATCAGCGGGTTCAATGAGAACGCGTATCGCACCGAGCGTCGCCAGACGGTGTCGATGAAGGGGATGCGCGGATGAACGACGATCCCAACAAGGATTCCGGCCGCGCGATCAGCGGCCAGTTCGAACTGTCGTCGCCGCTCTCCACGGCGCGCACGTTCCGCATCACTGGCTACCTGTTCACCGACGACACGCTCGAGGACATTCTCAAGCGCGTGGCCGTTGCGCAGGAAGTGGTCGACGTGCAGCAGATCCGCATGGACATCATCGCGAAGGAAGCGGAGATGGCGCAGACGATGGCCGTCATCGCCGGGCATCAGGAGCAGGCCGCGAAGATGATGGAGAAGCGCAACAAGGGCAAGAAGCTCACGTCGCAGGAGCAGCTGGTGATCACCAACCTCGACGCGACTCTCACCGGCGGCCAGCAGCGTCTGGAAAGCCTGCAGGCGGCGGTCAAGGCGGCGAAGGCGAAGTTGAACGGAGCGGCCCCCGCGGCGTAACTCATGGCGACGCAGCAGTCAGCTTCGCAGATCTGTCTGCTCGCCAGTCGCATCGCGAAGGGCGGCACCGGCATGGTGGCGCTCGCGGGGCAGTGCCTGAACATCGTCCTCGAGGAACTGGTACTGCTCCGCAACCTGAAGGTGAACCGCGAGACGGCGTCGATCCTCGTCTCGGCGGGGATCTACGGGCCGTTCGACCTGCCGGCGAACTACCTGCGCACGTACGACATGTTCTACCCGCTGCCGACGTCCGGCGGTGGCACCGCGTCGTCGATGACGCAGTTCCTGACGTGGGTGACGACGAAGCAGTTCGACGCGGAGTTCAAGTCGCCGTCGGTGTCGAACTACCCGTACGAGTTCATGACCGACCTGTCGGTGACCGCGAAGAACGCGAGCCTCACCGGCGCGGGCCAGTTGTTCATCTACCCGCAGACGTCGGGGTCGTACAACATCACCCACCGGTACATGATCCAGCGCGACCAGATCGTGAACCCGGAGTCGAACAGCAACCCGCCGTGGTTCGCCGACACGATGTACATGGTGAACGCGACGGCAGCGCTGATGATGGGCATCACCGGCGACGATCGCCACGCCGAGTTCAGCGCGAAGGCCGAGAAGCTGCTCTACCCGTACCTGATCCAGGAAGGCGACGAGCAACCCGCGATCACCAAGGTCGAGCTCGACCCGCGCACGTTCCACTTCAACAAGGGTCTTAAGCCGACCAAGGCGATGCCCTTCTAGGAAGCGCGATGGCGATCAACCGCAGTCGCCCGATCCGCTTCTGCCCGACCGGTCTGGTCGACGCGTGGGATGCCACGCTGCTGTTCGAAGGCGCGTGCCAGTCGCTTTCGAACTTCATCTTCGATCCGTCGAACCCCGAGCTGATCGTCTGCCGTCCCGGCATCGAGCTCATCGCGGATCTCGCGACGACGTTCATCAGTCCGGCGTTCATCAGCGTCCACATCGAAATCGGCACGCGGATCTACGGCATGGTGGCGACCGGACGCTACCCGGGTCACGACGAGCCGTTCTGCTACGACACGTCGACCGGCACGTTTATCCCGATCACCGGCGCGACCAACGGCAACACGCCGACGTCGCCCGCCACGACCGGCGACTGGACGCCGCCGACGATGGCGAACATCGGGATCAAGATCATCATCACGCACCCGGGGTTCAACGGCTCGGGATCGAACTTCTTCGGCGTGATCGACGTCAGCAACACCGCAGCGCCGACGTATACCTCGGCGAACACCGCAACCAATCCGCTGACTGGCGTGCCGACCGCGGTGGCGAACTTCTTCAACCGCGCGTACTTCGCCGTCGGCAATCAGGTGCAGTTCACCGACGTGCTCGACCCGCTGACGGTGACCAACGCCACGCAGGCGCTCGTCATCGGCGACCAGTTGAGCCTGAACGCCCTGTCCGGCCTGCCGGTGCAGACGACCTCGAGCGGCGTGATCGGCGCGCTGACCATCTTCAAGACCAACCAGACGTGGCAGGTCACCGGCGACCAGGCGCTCGCCAACCTGTCGCTCAACTACGTCTCGCTCGACGTCGGCACCAACGCGCCGCGGTCGGTGACGCAGTCGCCGCAGGGCATCTACTTCTCGAGCACCGGCGGCCTGTACATGGTCAACCTGCTCGGCGTGCTCATTCAGGTGACGCATTCGATCCAGCAGACCGCCTCCGACATCCGCGCGCCGTTCCAGAACGCGCAGACGCCGTCGCGGTGGGCGGGGGCGTACACCTCGGGCGTCTACCGCGTGTGCGGCAACACCATCGTGCGCGGCGTGCAGGGCGTCAACGACTACTGGTTCGATGAGCACCGGCGGCGCTGGAACGGACCGCACACGTTCGCGTACGACTGCGCCGGCGCGCTCGCCGACAGCAGCGGAACGCAGTACTTCGTCCTGACGACGGCGAACGCGCCTGGCAAGCTTCTGCGCAGCGATCCGTACCAGACGCTCAACACGGTGTTCAACGATCTCGGCACCGCGTTCCTGCCGTCGCTCAAGTCCTCGACATTCCCGAAGCTCGGGGACATGGCGAAGAAGCAGGTCGCCGAGGCGCAGATCGAACTCGCGCCGTCGCGCAACGGCGTCGTGAACTACACCATCATCGCGCAGAACGAGCTCGGCATCGAACTCGGCCGCGCGACGCTCGGCCTTGCGCCGAACGGCGGCTCGGTGTGGGATCACTTCGTCTGGAACGAGGACGCGTACTGGTCTGCACCGCTGGTGGCGGCGACGTGGGGCGGCGGTGCACTCTGGGGCGCGGTGCCGATCGGCAGCGGCCTGATCTGGGGCGCGGGCAACCAGTCGCAGGTCCCGGTGACGGTGCCGGTGCCGTGGGAGTTCCCGCTGGTGTTCGAAAAGATGCAGATCCTGATCCAGCCGGATGCAGCTGACGCCACGGTCGGCGTCTTCTACTCGCGCTACCAGCAGACCGGCTACAAGGTTCTCGGGACGCGGATCACATGACCTTCATCCTGCCCGCGCCGAAGGTCGAAGGCACGCTCGCGCCGGCGGTGCCGACATGGGCGAACTTCCTCGCGATCCAGACCGCGCTCAACAGCGGCGC